AAGCCTATATCAGGCAGCGTATGCCTACCTGTCTCAAACCGGCTTGATGGATTTTGGAGTGTAACAGTATGGCAGACATTACAATATTCAATGCACGATATGATGCGAATACCAGGACTGAGGTATTTGTTCCGACAATGATTAAAGGGGCCTCTTACTATGAAAGTGAGGGTGTCAGCGCAAATGACGGAGTTTGGACGAATAAAAGCATATATAAGTTACGAGTGCCTTTAATCGGCTCAGAGATTGGAAAGGAATATCTCCCGGAGAGAAAGTACCGCAAAGTAGAAAATGCGGGTGGATACTGGACTATTCGGAAAGGAGACTTTATCCTTCTTACTCTCTTGGATACCGAAAAGGAAACCTATACGGTCAAAGAGATTGCTAAGATTTCGGAAGAACTGGGGCTTAAGCTGATTACAGTAACAGAATACGCTGATAATACAGTCCGCGGGAGCGACATTGTAAAGCATTGGAGGATAGGAGGCGCATAATGGGCGCAAAGAGAAATTTCTCGGATGTCAATACTCCGGCTTCGTTTGTTCAAGAAGGTAAGAATCTTAAATTTGGACTCAAGTGGAATGAGAATTTCGGAAAGCAGAAACGCGCTGATTTCATCAAGGCGCAGGAAATAGTTGATAGCGAGTGCCTAAGGTATATGGACAAGCTGACTCCTATGCGTACAGGAATGATGATTAAGAGTGCTACGCTTGGTACCGTAATAGGATCCGGAGAAATAAACTACCTTGCGCCGTACGCAAGACGACAGTATTACAACAATTCCGGAGGCTCTCCGGCGCATCCGCAGGCAAGAGGGATGTGGTTTGAGAGCATGAAGGCTTCTTACCGAGACCCAATATTAAAGGCTGCTGGAGGGGCGTTTAGAAAATGATAGATTCAATCATAAAGGGGTTGACCGATTATTTCATGAAATGCCCTTTACTTAAAGGCGGAGTATTCCGAGTAGATGCTCTCGGAAACGAGGCGGTGGAGTACACCATAGAGACTGGAGTAGTATCTCCGGTTATTCAAGAGTACCTTGACGGCTCAAGTATTCGCCAATACAAATTTACCTTTGGCTCCCGTGAGTATTACTCTCTGGACAGGCTTGAGAATATCCAGAACAGTACATTTTATGAGAATCTCTGTAACTGGATAGAATCTCAAAGTAAGGCAGGAGTTCTACCGGAAATGCCGGAGAAGTGTGAGGCGGAAAAACTGATAGTAGATGCGCCGGGCTACATGTTCGACGCGACTATGACGACAGCGAGGTATCAGATTCAATTAACACTACAGTATTTTAAGGAGGTATAAGATATGGCTAGTGCAGATAGAAAGGCATTAGTCCGTAGTAAAATTGCGGATTATATCAAGGTTGGGGACAAGTTTGAACTTATGGGAACGGGCTTCAAGAGTGTAAATGAAAGCCCTTCCGCACAGACTGATTCAACCACTTACATCAATGAGACTTCAAGCTCTACCGATATTATCGGATATGAGACTGAGTTCTCTTATGAAGCAGACCACATTCCTTCTCAGGCGGCCATTACCGCACTATGGAAGGATGGGCGTGATCACAACACCGGAGGAGACGCGCAGCACGAGTATATTCGTGTTGATTTGTATAATCCTATCGGTAACCCTACAGAAACAGCAGCGCTTTTCAAAGCCCGTAAATTCATCGTAGCAAATGAGGTTTCCGACTATGAGGGAGACGGTGGAGAGAAGGTATCTGTATCCGGTACCCTGCACGCTGTTGGCGATCCTATTCAGGGAAAGTTTGACACAGTAACCAAGACATTCACCGCCGGAGACTTCAAGGGAGCCTACGACGCATAATGAACTGATTACAGTATTCTGACCATACGGCAGAAGCTGGGCAGAGGAGAGGCAATCTAACGAGGCGGATTGTTTCTCCTTTTTTCATGGCCTCGACCAAAGGAGAATATAATATGGCGAAAATCGTAATTTTAGGAAAGGAACTTGAGGGAGATTTTTTCGATGCTGACTTTATGGAGCGATATGAGACCGCTACAAGAGATATGCACAACAAGGCGACAGATGCCCGCGATCGTAAGTATGAGAAGGTAGCAGACGCCTTCCGTGAGCAGTGTGCGGTGGCGAGGGAATACTTCGACAGGATTTTCGGGGAGGGCACTTCCAAAGACCTCTTTGGGGACAAAATGAACCTGAGGAATCACATGGAAGCTATCGCAGAGCTCACAGAATGTGCGGCAGGGGCAAAGAAAGAGATTAACGACCTTACGAATAAGTATACCCAGCGGTCTAAGTCTTTCAGTCAGGTCGTTTCTGCTAAAAAGCATTGAATCTCATTTTAGACGGCCTGCCGGAAGTAGTTGAGATTGCCGGCACTTCGGTAAAGATTGATACATCCTTCCGCACAGGGATTATCTTTGAGGAAATGCTGTCCGATCCGGAGCTGACGGACGATGATAAGCTTCTAACAATGCTTGAGCTTTACTATCCCGGAATAGTTTTTGATGAGACGACATTTCGGGAGGCAATCGAAAAAATCTTTTGGTTTTACCGTTGCGGCTCAGAACCACGGCAGACAGCCGGCGGGGATGAGGGCGGTGAAACAGTTTTTTCCTACGAGTACGACGCCGATTACATTTATGCCGGGTTTATGTCCGCTTATCGGATAGACCTCGCAAAAGAAACACTCCATTGGTGGCAGTTTCGGGCCCTTTTTCGCTCACTACCGGAAGATACGCAGATAATGAAGATCATAGGCTACAGGTCTATGAAAATCTCTCCTAAACTCTCAAAAGAGCAAAAGGAGCATTATAAGCGTATGAAGCGTATGTATGCTCTTCCGGGAAGATATGAGCAAACGAAGGCCGAAAGTGACCTTACTGAAATCCTTATGAATGGCGGAAATCCTTCCGCGCTATTAAATGTTGAAGGAGACAGTAAGTAATGGCAGACGGAACACTAAATTTTGATACCAAAGTCGATTCCTCGGGGTTTTCTGGAGCAGTTGGACAGCTTGGTGGGATAGCCGGGAAAGCATTTGCCGGAGTGACTGCTGCAGTTGGTGCCGGCACAGTGGCATTTGCCGCACTGACAAAGAGTGCTCTTGATAATGTCGCAAGCTATGAGCAGTTAGTCGGCGGAGTAGAGACGCTTTTTGGCGCCGGCGGAGCAACAATCGAAGAATACGCTGCGAGCATGGGAAAATCCGTGTCTGAGGTAGAGGGGCAGTTTTCTACTCTTGAAAAGGCTCAAACTACGGTGCTGGACAATGCGAATAATGCATACCGGACAGCCGGTATGTCAGCAAACCAGTACATGGAGACCGTAACAAGCTTCGCGGCAGCCTTAAAGCAAAGTACCTCGAATGAGGTTGAGGCGGCAAATGTCGCCGATCAGGCAATTCGAGATATGAGTGATAATGCGAATAAAATGGGCACTTCAATGGAGAGCATCCAAAATGCGTATCAGGGATTCGCAAAGCAAAACTACACGATGCTCGATAACTTAAAGCTTGGTTATGGTGGCACAAAAAGCGAGATGGAGCGCCTTCTTGCAGACGCGGAGAAAATCCATCAGCAAACAACCGGAGAGATAACCCATTACGATATAAACAATCTTTCCGATGTTTATACGGCGATTCATGAGGTGCAAACAGAACTGGGAATCACCGGCACAACGGCAAAGGAAGCCTCAACAACTATAGAGGGTTCTATGAATGCCGCAAAGGCAGCGTGGGACAATTTTCTCACAGGTACGGGGGATGTAGACCAGCTTGCGGAATCTGTAGCGACGCTTGCAAGTAATGTCGTAAATAATCTATCGGAAATTATTCCGAGGCTTGCCTCCGGATTACCAGCCCTTGTATCTAAGCTTGGAGATATGATTCCAGGTCTTTTTAATCAGATATTACCTTCCCTCATTAGTGGAGCGGTAACCTTGATAAATGGGCTTGTGAAGGTACTTCCGGATTTGATGAAAGGTCTTGTTCCTCCGCTTATTGCCGGAGCAATATCTGTGATTGGCGCGTTAGTGGCTGTTATGCCGTCTCTTTTATCAACTGCTGCATCTATAGGGCTCGACCTTATGAACACGATTGCGGATGGCATAGCGTCCTTTGACTTTGCAAGCCTTGCGGATACTATCGTAAATGGTATTTCTAGTTTCATATCCGGTGGCGGGCTCAAGAAGTTTATAGAGGCGGCAAAGAACATCATTGTTGGGCTCGCAAGGGGAATAAGTATAATGCTCCCGGAGCTGATTCCGGCATTGGTTGAACTTGTCATTTATATCGGGGAAACGATTCTGGAGCAGCTACCGGTACTCATAGAGTGCGCCGTGGAAATTATAGTTGCGTTGGCCAAGGGAATAATTGAGGCACTTCCTTTACTGATTGAAAGCTTGCCAAGGATTATCATGGCCATTGTCAATGCCCTTATAACCGGTATCCCGCTAATCGTACAGGCAATGGGCGAGATTATCCTGGCTATTATTACAAAACTGGGAGAACTTGCCATTCAGCTATTTGAGCGGGTGGCTCCTACGGTCGGGGGATGGATTCAATCCATCGGAGAGTGGTTTGCGCAACTCCCCGGATTGATTTGGACTTGGCTTACAGATGCGGTTACAAAACTTGGTGAATGGGGAGCCTCAATCTTAGAGTGGATTGCCACAAATGTGCCGGCATGGATTGAGAGTATCGGGGAATGGTTCAGCCAGCTTCCTGAGCGTATAGCTTACGCCCTTGGCTATGCGATCGGTTCAATCATAAAATGGGGAGAAAATGTTGTGAAATGGATTGCAACAAATGTACCTACCTGGATTGAGAGCATAACGAAGTTCTTCTCCGAGCTTCCCGGTAAGATTTGGACTTGGCTTGTAAATACGGTGACGAAAATCGTGCAGTGGGGCATAGAGATGCAACAGAAGGCCTCTACCGCGATTCAGACCATGATTAACTCGATAATCACCCTTATGCAGCAGTTACCGGGGAAAGTTTGGACATGGTTAGTAGATACGGCGAATAAGCTGAATCAATGGAAGCAAGACCTTGTTTCCAAAGGTACCGAGGCGGCTACAGGGCTCTTCAATGCTGTAGTTGACGGAATTAAAGGGCTTCCGGATAAGATGGTGTCTATCGGTAACGATATAGTTTCAGGCATTTGGAACGGAATCTCGTCCGGATGGAACTGGCTTACTAGCAAGGTTCAAAGCCTTGCGGAATCTCTTCTGGAAGGCGCAAAGGACGCCCTCGGCATTGCTTCACCTTCAAGGGCTTTCCGTGATGAGTTTGGACGCTGGATTCTTCCCGGAGCAGAGATAGGTATAGAAAAGTCTATGCCAAGCGCCTTAAAAACCATGAGGGAAAGTGCGACAGCACTCCTAAATGAAATGAAAGGCACTGTTTCAGCTTATAGTGGAGAGATTGCGCTATCTGCCGGAGCGTCAGAAAGCCGAAGGGCGTTTTCTGCCGGAGGAACATCGGTATATTACGATAACCGAATCGAACAGACAAATAACTACCATGAAGCAGTTCCTGCTCCATCGGTTGTGGCAAAAAATCAGCGTGAGGCGATTCGTAATATCGTCGGAGGTGTGAAATAATGGCAAATCAGATTAGAGTGGTTCTCTCGTGTAACGGGAGGACCCTTACTTTTGGCAAGGACAGTGATATCGACATCACGAAGATAACCGGGCTAGAGAGTTCGGATATTGAAATCAGTAAAAGCGATAACGCCCTTGTAGACGGTGAAACCGTAGACGGACTGAAGATAAAGGGCAGACCAATACATATTGAGGCCTCTTTTCGGGATTTAAAGAACAATAAAGAGAACAGGCAAAATCTGATTAAGTTCTTCAATCCGAAGTACACGGGAAAAGCACTCATTGAATATATGGGGGTGTCAAGAAATATTGAATATCGGCTTGAAGGCTGGACATTTAAAGCAAAGGCTTCGCTCGATGCAAGGCTGGCCATCGTTGTGGATTTATACTGTCCGGATCCATACATGCTGAATATAGACAATTTCGGCAAAAACATGGCAGCATACACGCCTTTGTTTGCTTTTCCTTGGATAATCACCGCTAAAAAGGTTACAGGACTGAAAAGACCGTATTCCGGGCTTGCATTAGGAGGTCGCGCAGCAGGATATAGAACGCTGCATAAAGAGGTGGCGCTTTCTAATGATGGTGATGTACCTACCGGTGTGATTATCAAGTTTGTAGCTACAAGGGGACCAGTAAGCAATCCTAAGATCGCAAGAATAGGAACGGGGCAATTTATGAGAGTAAAGGTGGAAATGGCCAAAGGGGATGTCCTTGTAATTGATACCAACGAACGCCATCAGATTGTTGAACTTAACGGAGTAAATTGCTATCAGCGCGTGGATAGACGGTCTGAGCCGTTCCAGCTGGATGTAGGAGAGAATTATCTTGAATATGCTGCAGATACGAACTATGTCAATCTTGACGTAAATATCTACTATACGCCTAAGTATTTGGGGGTGTGATATGCAAGTATATATTCTCGATAAGGATT